CACATATTGCAAATGCTGCACTTGCGGCAAGCCTTCCAGTAATCCTTCGTTGGTTAAATCCTAACGACACGGCATTTGGTCGGCGTTGAGCCCGGCAGAATGGGCAGGCTTTGTAGCTGCCACACTATCTTGCTGCGCCCTTATTGTCGGCGGTCTTAGATACATTATTAGACATGAAGTGCCAGCAATACTTGAGGCATCAAACATCGTGTCGCGCATAGATAAACTTGAATCAATGGTCTTAGAATTGCTTACTCATGAGCGCAAGAAGAATATCAAAAAGCGAACAAGCCGCTAAGCGTAAGCGGAAAGAAGCCGCTGCGCGTAGAACAAAGGCTGACATTTTGTTACCCATAGATATATGGGCTGCATCTATTGTTGAATGTTATGAAGCCTTAGTTCGTGCTGGATATGGTGAAGATAGGGCGCGCTGGTACATTGAAGAACAGCTGCGTTTACCCGATTGGGTAATACAGAATCCTGATCATTCTCCATATGAAGATGAAGATGAGGATGAAGATTAAGCGAATCGTAGTTATATCTGATTTGCAAGTACCATTCCACGATAAGAAAGCAGTTAAAAATGTCGCACAGTTCATCAGGAAATACAAACCTGATGACGTTCTATGTGTGGGCGATGAAATCGACTTCCAAACAATTAGCCGCTGGTCAACCGGTAGGGATGAGTGGTCAGGAAGTATTGGCAGAGATCGTGACGAAACTGTCAATGTCCTCGCCGAGCTTCAAGTACGACATCTCAGCCGAAGCAATCACGGAGCAAGACTTTACAACTCACTAAGCAAGCGGTTGCCTGGCTTGATTGGTCTGCCTGAATTGACCATAGAGAAGTTTTTACACCTGGATGATTTAGGCATTACCTACCATACCAAGCCATACCAGTTCCATGATGAATGGGTAATGGTTCATGGAGATGAGCAGAGCACCAAGCCACATGGGGGTTTGACAGCCCTTGAAGCTGCTAAAAGGCATGGTAAGAGCGTTGTCTGTGGTCATACCCATAGGCAGGGCATATCATCCTATTCTACGGCCTCTGGTGGCGTTTTAACGGGCGTTCTCACAGGTTTTGAGGTAGGACACCTAATGGACATTACAAAGGCGCATTACACCCGTGGAACGATGAATTGGCAGCAAGGCTTTGGGTTGATTTATATAGACCGAAAGCGTGTCCAGCCTATAGCCATACCAATAGAAAAAGATGGCAGCTTCTTGGTTGAAGGCAAGCGATATGGTTGAGGATATTTTTCCTATCTATAGAACTATTGATGATCATATGGATAACTATGATGGCGTGTCGTATCTTGACAAATAGCATATAGACCCCTCAAAATAGGATTTGAAATCCTATTTGAAAGGGGTTTAGGGCATGACGATTAAGTATGATCGTAAGTCGGGTGCGTATACCGATGGCAAGCACTTTGTGCGAGCTTCATTTATACGTGATTTCGCTAAAAAGAAACTAGGCATGAGCCAACAACGCGGCAGAATTAGTCGCGCTGTTCTTGCTGCTTATTTTCTTGATGTACATGGGGTGAGCGCAGATGTTGAATGATATGCGTTTGCTTGAGTTAGGTTTGTGGTGTTTTCTATTTGTGTTAAGTGCATACACAATCGGTGTATTCATTAAGGAAAAAGGATATAAGGAAGGCTGGGCAGATGGGTACAGGCGAGGGAAATCAGTTGCGAGCGAAAGACATTTTGACTAATGCTAACGACACGATTATTAACAGAGGGACAACGCATGGTCATTACGACCAAACTATGTTACGAACGGCAAAGCTATGGGAATCCTACTTTGAAAGACCAATTGAGCCGATGGACATTGCAATCTGTATGGCATTGGTCAAGCTCGCAAGAATTATGGAAACTAAATCAAATCACGATTCTTGGGTGGATGCCGTTGCCTACTTTGCCATTGCCGGAGAACTTGCCGTCAAGGATTGGAATGATCTTAATGCTTTCTAGGTCACCTAGAGGTACTTGGTGTGATTACTGCAAAGGGCGATGGGGCACTAATAGTTTACGTGGACAAACGCAAGCTGTATGGCAAATTACTAGTAAGCGATATGGCAAGTTGATTGTCAGGCATTACTGCCAACCTTGCGCCAATGAAGTTCAAGAATGGCCAGATGGCAGCACTTGGACTTTAAAGGAACAAATTGACTATGCAAAAGGAGAAACACTAGATGTTTAATTTAGCAAACTATGAAGATGTAGATACGAGGATACACAAATTTTATGAAACCTACGAAGACGGCTCAATACTCACAGAACTCATTACCAATGACGAAGAAAAAGGCATTGTCATATTTAAGGCAGTTGCTTATCGTACCCACGTTGATACTGCTCCTTCCGCCATTGGTTATGCGCGGGGCGCTCGCAAGGATAGGGGTGTTGATCGCGATTTTTGGTTTGAGAATTGCGAAACTAGCGCAATTGGAAGATGCCTGGCTAATCTCGGATTATCTGCTAAAGGAAAGCGAGCAAGCAGCCTTGAAATGGCTAAGGTTAATGAAGCTGCGACAAACGCTCCGATACGTGTACGCACAAAAGAACATAAGGATTTCTTAGATGCTAACAACAAAGAAACTGAAATCGTCTGGGATACAACGATTGAGCCACCAGCTGACATTGAACCCGTATTTGAGAATGCAGTTAATCTTGTTATGGAGAAGCTATCTGCCCACCCTGTTCCAATGTGTAAGCACGGCGCTAGGGTCTTGCGCGAAGGTACTGGGAAAAATGGTGCTTATCGTGGTTGGGGTTGCTTACTTCCTATGAGGCAAAAAGCCGAACAATGCAAAGCAATCTGGATGATGCTTGGCAAGGATGGCACATGGTCATTTAGACCTGAAGATGAAGAATTGTTAGTGGGGTGATGAGAATGTTAGTGCTAGATAAAACACTTGACGTGTGCGACAATTGTAATGAGCCAATAAAGGCTGGGTCTGCAAAACCTTGCAAATGCCACACATGTCAAGCGAGGACAAACTAAGTGAGTAATCAAAGTCGCAAGCATAGAGGCTATGCAACGCAGCGTATTGTAGCAGAATATCTGCAAGCGCAAGGCTGGAAGCATGCACTACCTGTTGGAGCTGGTAGAGATGGTTCAGACATTACCGGAATTGATGGCCTGGACATTGAAATCAAAGCTAGAACAAACCTAGATTTGTCTGGGCTTATGCGCCAACTTCATGATCGCAAGGCAAACAAAGGGATGGGCGTGGGTGTTCTACGTCTAAATGGTCAAGGTGAGAAATCCGTTGAGCAATACGTTGCTGTTCTCACCTTGGCTGACTTAGTATATTTATTGCAGGCAAGTGGCTACTGAACCTAATCTAATACATCGTTGCAAAGGATGTGGACTATGGATATATGGAAAAAGAGATTACTGCGAGGAATGCAACACGCCCAAGGTTACGCACAAATAACAAATAGATTTGACACTATGAGTATGCTAGGCATGCCAGCAAGCCTGAAAGGCAGCTTGCACGGCAAGCCAGCAATCGCCAGAGCTATGTTTATTGCTGGATTAGCAATTGCACTACTGCCGCTGCAAACAATACAAACAAACGCTGCTGAGAAGCGCAGCTATCATGTTATGAATGTTAAATTGTATGCGTATAATCAAATGGAATGGAAGCAGTTTGAATGCTATAACTGGCTTATACATCAAGAGAGTAGATGGAACTATAAAGCTAGAAATGGTAGCCATTATGGATTAGGACAAATGCGTTCTAAGTGGTATGGCACACTAGATCCATATAAGCAAGTAGATGCACATATAAAGTACATTCAACATAGATATGATGGATGTGCGTGTAATGCATACAATCATTGGAAGGATAAAGGATGGCATTAAAGCCATATAGAGCTACTTCCCATTGGAAGAAGATAAGGTTGCAAGTACTTAACAGAGATGGTTGGACATGCACCTACTGTGGTGTAAGTGATGCTAATGAGGTTGACCACGTTTGGCCTAAATCTCGTGGTGGTGAGGATACGTTAGACAATCTCGTATGTGCCTGTCGTAGGTGTAACATACTTAAAAAGGATAAAACGGACAGCGTTTTTTCAGGCGTAGCTTCTACCCCCCCTGCCTTTCGCTTCAATAACTCTCCAAAAGGTGCAAATCAATCCAAATCAGTTCAAAACGGACACACAACAATCCACGTTGATGCTGATTCACCCTTTATTAGTCCAGGTCAGCCGGGGGCTAATTGAAGAAGGCACGTAAGGGCTCAACCAAACCACGATTAGAAACCCCACCACATAAAGGCAAGTCCAGGATGCCTGAGGTCAAGAAGTTTCTTGATGGGATCAATCAAACCTTGTTACCTTGGCAGGAATATGTGCTTACTCAGCTTCTTGCCGTAGATAAAAAAAATAAGTTCAAAAAAAAGACATCTTTGCTGCTAGTAGCAAGGCAATCGGGAAAGACACATTTAGCGCGCATACGTATCTTGGCTGGTTTGTTTGTTTTTGGCGAAAAGAATATAGTGGCTATGTCATCTAATAGGGGTATGGCCTTAGATACCTTTCGCAAGGTAGTTGAGGTTATTGAGGAGAACCCTTCTTTGATGGCTCAGGTAAAGCAGATCCGCGTGGCCAATGGCCAGGAATCAGTAGAGCTTCTTAGTGGGGCTCGATATGAGATAGTCGCGGCAACAAGAGATGGCAGCCGTGGTAAGACGGCGGATCTGCTCTACATTGATGAGTTGCGTGAGATTGATGAAGAATCGTGGACAGCAAGCAAGCCAATCACTAGAGCTCGGGCTGATTCGCAGATATTTATGACGAGTAACGCCGGGGATGCCTATTCAAGCGTATTAAATGACTTACGATCTAGGGCATTGTCATATCCACCGCCTACAATGGGCTATTGGGAATACAGCGCGGATGATTTTGCCAAGATAACCGATAAAGATGCTTGGTATCAAGCAAACCCAGCATTGGGCTACTTAATTGATGAAGCAACCATTGAAGAAGCCATCGCAACATCTAGCGTTGAAGCAAGCAGAACTGAAACGCTTTGTCAATGGGTAAGCGCGCTTAAATCGCCTTGGCCTTATCGCGCATTTGAGGATTTGGGCTTTGCTGAGCTAAAACTAGAGCCTGGCAGGCTGACTATATTTGGCATGGACATATCGGTGAACAAAAAGATGGCAAGCCTAGTAGCAGGCCAAATTATGGATGATGGCAAGGTTGGCGTAGGCGTTATAGCGCAATTTGAAAGCCAAGTAGCCATAGATGAACTTAAAATGGCTATTGAAGTCAATGAATGGGCTAAGCAATACAAACCTAGGATGATTTGCTTTGATAAGTACGCCACCATGAGCGTAGCTGAGCGATTGAGCCAATCAGGCCACAAAATACAGGATATGTCTGGAACTGTGTTCTATCAAGCTTGCTCTGATCTATATGACAGCATAGTTAACTCTAGGATTGTACATGCTGGGCAACAATCGCTAGTTGATAGCATGAATAACTGCGCGGCTAAAGAATCGGATGCCGGGTGGCGTATCGTGCGCCGTAAGTCGGCTGGGGATGTATCAGCTGCCATCTCATTAGCCATGGTCGTGCATCAATTGCTAAAGCCACAAAGCAAGCCACAAATCTATGTCTAAAATGCTAGATATGTCCGTTTTGTGTGCTATCATTAAACGATGGGTCTACTAGATCGTTTTCGCCCTGCAAAAATAGAGGCGCAACTCGCACCGCCGTTAATGACGGATTCTTTTAATTATTTTCTCCCATTAGCATTTAATCCAGTAGGTAGAGAAGAAGCTATCAGCGTACCTTCAGTTGCTAGATGCAGGAACTTACTTTCAGGAACTATCGCAACTTTTCCGCTTTGTTTATACAAGCGCAGCACAGGTGAGAAGCTAGGAAAACCTGCTTGGCTAGAACAACCAGCAGCATCACAACCTAAAGCAGTAACAATTGCTTGGACAGTAGATTCATTACTATTTTTTGGCGTTGCATATTGGCGCGTAACAGAAACTTACTTTGATGATGGCAGGCCAGCACGATTTGAATGGATTGCACCTGGTCGTGTGTCATTTGATAGTGATCCTGTAACTAAGTACATCACACGTTATTACATTGATGGTAGCGAAGTGCCTATGTCTGGCCTTGGCTCATTGATTACATTCCAAGGATTAGATGAAGGTGTATTAGCACGTGGCGCACGTACTTTACGTGCTGCAATTGATTTAGATAAATCAACTAGCGTAGCAACGGCAACCCCAATGCCTTCAGGTGTCATTAAGAACACCGGTGCAGATTTAAGCAAAGAAGAAGTAGACGGCATATTAGCCGCATGGAAGTCGGCACGATCACAGCGCGCAACAGCCTATCTGACAAGCACTTTAGATTACGTGCCGACTAGTTTTAGTCCTAAGGACATGGGTTATGTAGACCTAATACAAAATATGAGTACGCAAGTAGCACGATTGATGAACGTACCTGCATATTACATAAGCGCGGAAATGAACAACAGCCTTACGTATTCTAACGTGCAAGATGAACGCAGACAATTTGTATCTCTATCACTTGCGCCATTTATTCATGCCATTGAAGAACGCTTGAGCATGGATGATTTAACAGCTCGCGGAAACATTGTCAAGTTTGATGTAGAGGATGCTTTCTTGGCAGTAGATGCACTAGAACGCCTAGCAGTAATTGAAAAGATGTTGACCCTTGGGTTAATTACAGTAGAACAAGCCATGGAAATGGAAAACCTATCACCGAACGGAAATGCTGATGCACCTAACGTTTACTAGCGATTTAGAATGCTCAATAAGTGAGCGCACCATCTCTGGCAAAATTGTGCCGTTTGATGGCGAGATTGGGCAGACATCTGCCGGCAAAGTTGTATTTGAAAAAGGATCTATTGAGATTCCAGATAGCCCTAAGCCAAAGCTTTTGCTTGAGCATGATGCAAAGAAGCCAATTGGTCGCATGGTGTCTTACAGAGAAGATGAAGATGGCATGTATGCCACGTTTAAAATAAGCAACACGACACGCGGGACAGATGCACTTATTGAAGCATCTGAGCAACTACGTAGCGGCCTATCAGTTGGCGTTGAAGTCATTGATGGCAAGCGCGAAGGTGGCGTATATCGTGTACTAAAAAGTAAGATGGAAGAAACAAGTCTTGTTCAAGCTGCTGCGTTTAAAAGCGCGGAAGTTTTGAGCGTTGCTGCATCTGAAGATGATGCTGCAAAAGAAATAACAACCCAAAACGAAAGCGAGGCCGTTGTGGAAGACACAACAAACGCCGTAGCCGTTGCGCCTGAGGTTGAAGCCCCTGCGGTGGAAGCTTCGCGCCCAACAGTTACAGCACCAATTTATGCCAAGCCACGTTTAGAGTTTACCAAGGCTAAGTACCTTGAAAACACTCTACGTGCAAAGTTCCTTGGCGATGAAGATGCAGCGATGTATGTTCGCGCTGCCGATAACGAAACAACTACTGCGCCTGGCATGGTTCCAACACGTCAGCTAACAGAGGTTATCAACCCATTATCAAATGCAGACCGCCCTTACGTTGATGCAATTTCAAGAGGCACATTACCTGATGCAGGTATGACATTTGAGATTCCAAAAATTACAGCAGTACCAACTGTTGATCAAATTGATGAGAATCAGCCAATTGCAGATTCACAATTAACCGCCTCATATCTCAGCGTATCTGTGAAGCCTTTTAAAGGTCGCGCAATTACTACTGTTGAGCTTATTGATCGCTCAAGCCCTGTTTTCTTTGATGAGCTTGTACGTCAAATGGAGTTTGCTTATGCAAAAGAAACTGATGGCTTTGTCCAACAGGGTCTTGCATCAGGTGGCGTTCTAAACGCAACTGCAACAACTGAAGACAAAGACGGATTGCTTACCTTCATCTCAACAGCAGCAGCAGCAATCTATAAGGGAACACTAGGCTTTGCACGTAATCTTGTCGTATCTCCAGAACAATGGGCAAAGATTATGTCTTACAATGATGGTGGCCGCCCAATTTACATTGCAGCTAACCCACAGAATGCTGGTGGAGCAATTTCACCAGATTCAGTACGTGGAACAGTTGCAGGTCTAAGCCTTTACGTAGACCGCTTAAACACCGGAACTGGTAATACTGGTCTAGGTGATTATTCAATGGTTGCAATCAATCCAGATGCGTATCAATGGTTTGAATCACCACGCTTCCAGCTACGCACTAACGTAAACAGCGATGGAACAATTGACTTGCTGTACTACGGCTATGGTGCATTAGCTACCAAGGTTGGCGCTGGTGCAAACTGGTTCAACAAGTCCTGATCTAACTAACTAGATCGTAGAGTTACCCCGGCGCACAGCCCTTGCGCCGGGGCTAACATTAGAAAGGAAAGACAATGCCTGCAACATACGTAACTGAAGCGGAACTTCGTTCTGCCCTTGGCATTGGTGCTTTATACAGCTCAGCAGTAGTGGAAGAATGCTGCCAAGCAGCAGAAAACGTTGTAAAAAGCAAATTGTGGTTTAATACAGCTTCGGTAGTTGCAACAGAATTAACCGACAATGTAGCAACACTTTACACAAACGTACCACATCAATTTAGCATTGGGCAGACAGTTACAGTTACGCATAGCGGTGCAACATTTAACGGCTCGCACACTATAACTGATACAAAACAATACAAAATCAGTTATGCGTTAGTCGCAGCGAATCAAATAAAATTTGAAGTGCAGCCTGTAGGCACAATAACAGCACCCAACACTTATCATAATTATGCCACACTACCTGAAATCAATTTAGCATCTCTTATGATTGCTGTTGACATTTGGCAGGCTCGCCAAACTTCAAACGCTGGTGGCATTTCACCAGACTTTCAACCTTCGCCGTATCGCATGGGCAATACACTAATGGCACGTGTTCGCGGTTTACTTGCGGATCACTTAGCGCCGGGCGGTCAAGTAGGATAATGTCAGCAATCTCTACCCTACGAGGAACAATCGCAGCCGCGCTAACTGACAATACGGCGTGGCAGGTGTTTTCCTTCCCACCTGCCACACCGCTTGCTAACAGCATCGTGGTGCAATGTGGTGATCCATACATTGAACCAAGCAACGATCATTACAAAACCATTAAGCCTAAGGTTAACTTTACACTAATAGTGTTAGCACCTATGTTTGATAACCAAGGCAACCTAATTAACATTGAAGATTATTACTTAAATATAGTAAATAAGCTGGAAGCATCATCAATTGCGTATACAATTGGTACTTTCAGCGCACCAGCGGTCTTAACCGGAACAGCAGGCGATCTGTTGTCCGGTGAAGTATCAATCAGCGTTCTATCCGATTGGAGCTAAAACATGGCTGATGTAGACAAAGAACGCGAGGCTTTCCTTGCCAAAATTGGCCAGGTTGAGCTAAGCGAAAAGGCACCAAAACCAACAACTAAGAAAGATGAGGAATAGCAATGGCTGTTTTTCTTAATAACAAAGTTGGTCTTAAGATTAACGCTGTTGATCTGAGCGACCACGTAACAAGCGTTACACTTAATCAGGCAGCAGATGAGCTTGAAGTTACCGCTATGGGCGATACAGCTCACAAGTTTGTAAAAGGCTTGGAATCTGGAACGCTAACTGTTTCATTCTTGAATGACACAGCATCAGCAAACGTAATGGCAACTCTTCGCGCAGCATTTGGCACAACTGTTGCCGTAAAAATGCTTCAGGAGAAACTAACTACTGTCGGTGCAACCAATCCGCTTTACACCTTTGATATTTTGGTCAATAACCTGACCCCAATCAATGGTGGCGTTGGCGATATTGGAACACAGGACATCACCTTTACGCTAAACTCTGTTGTAACGATAGCCGACACAGGCACGTTCTAATTTAACAAAGGGGCAAAAATGGCAAGTCTTAAAGTTGTAAGGGCAGATGGCACGGAAAGTATCCACGAGATAACACCGGCCATTGAGTTTGCTTTTGAGCAATACGCTAAGAAAGGTTTTTACCGAGCTTTCAGAGAAGATCAAAAGCAGAGTGACATTTATTGGCTTGCATGGGAATGTCTGCGTAGGGCAGATGCTCCAGAGGTTTATCCATTTGGGGATAAGTTTCTTGGTACTTTAAAGGCTGTTGAAGTACTTGGTGATGATTCCCCAAATGGCTAACGCGTGATTCCCTTACGTACAGAATAGCCCAGCTGTCTGTACATACAGGAATTGCGCCTAGTGAGTTTATCAACATGGATAGCAGTATGCTAAAAGCCATACAAGAAGTGCTGAAGAAACAAGCGGAAGATAGGAAAAATGCCAGTAGTAATAGAAGGGGTCGTAGGTCTTAAGAAAGCATTAAGACAGCTTGCCCCTGATATTAAGAAGGAAATGGATAAGGAAATCCGCGAGGCTTTAAAGCCAATTATTAAAGATGCAAGGTCTAAAGTCCCAGGCACAGCCCCAGGGGGTTTAATTAACTGGAATGATCCTGGATATGAACGCAAGCCTAGAGTGCCTGGGAAAAAGCAAGCATTCCCATCTTATGACCAAACAATTATTCGCAGGGGTTTGACTTACTCAGTTGCCAATAGTCGGATGAAAAACTCTGGGTTTGTATCTTTGTTTACTTTGTTTAACAAATCGCGTACAGGCTCAATTATAGAAACAGCAGGGCGAGTAGGTTCTCCAAACCCTAGAGCTGCTTCAAACAATCCAGATGCAGGCGCAAGATTTATTGGTGCTATGAATGGCGTAGGTGGGCTTGTAGATTACGCTGGCAGAGGGCAAAAGTCTAAAGGCCGTTTACTTTATGCGGCCTACGCTCGCAATCAAGGCAAAGCTTTAAACGCTACGTTAATTGCAATTGAAAAGGCAAAAAGAAATCTAGCCAATCGTATTTTAAGCGATAGGAAGGCTGCATAATGGCATTAACTGAATCTGATATTAAAATCATTATTGCAGGTGAACTAAAGAAAAAAGGTTTTCAAGATGCAGAGAAAGCAACCAATTCTTTAGAAAAGAAGTTTAAGTCATTAGCCAAAACAGTAGTAGCGGTATTTTCTGTACGTGAAGTTGTGCAGTTTGGTAAGGCTGCTGTAAAGGCTTTTGAAGAAGATGAAGTAGCAGCTAGACGTTTTGAATCGGCGTTAAAAGGTGTCAACTTAGGCTTTGCTACACCTGAGATAGAAAACTATTTAGAGAACTTAGAGAAGTTTACAGCCATTACAAAAGGTCAATTAAGACCTGCTTTCCAAACATTAGCTTCTACTACACGCTCAGTTGCTATGTCGCAAGACATTTTAAATACTGCCATAGATGTTTCAGCAGGAACCGGCGTAGAACTGCAAACTGTTGTAAACGATTTGAGCAAGTCTTTCTTAGGCAATAATGCTAGTTTGTACAAGTATGAACTAGGACTTAGCAAGTCAGAGTTAAAAGCCAAATCTTTTAACGAAATACAGGAACTTTTAAACAATCAATTTAGTGGTCAAAGGGCAGCCTTCTTAGATACCTATGCTGGCAAGGTAAGTTTGCTTGAAGCAAGTTATGCACGTATGCAAACTACTATTGGCTCAGGCTTAGTAGATGCGTTTACTTTATTATCTGGTGAAAATGGTATTGCAGGCGCTACTGATTCAATGGAACGTTTTGGCGTTGTCGCTGCCGATGTTATTCGTGGCGTTGGTGTTGCTATATCTGAAGTTCAAAGCCGTATTCCATTTGTTAATAGTTTTCTTGATCCTACTAAGTTCTCAGGTCTTTTACAGTTTGTAGACATCTTAAGACAAACAGGAGAAGCTTCAAGACCATTGTTCTTCCCCGGTGGTGGTATTGGCAAGCCAGGAGTTGACAAACAACTTGCCGCTATTGAAGAAGCAGCAATCAAACGTGAAAAAGAATTAGAAAGACTAAGATCAAAGCAACTGAAAGAACAAGCCAAGTTAAATAGGTTAAAACAAATTAGTTTGATGCTGATTCAAAAAGAATCACGTTTTGATTTAAATAGAATCCAACTAGCTGCTGCCTTGCAAGGCAAACTAACAGATGAAGAACGCAAACGTGTTGAAGAATTAATGTTGATTGAAGACATTAAGCAGGCTATTGCTGAGAAAGATGTAGATAAAGCCGAAAAACTACTTGATGAATTGAACAAAGTTAAAACAGAAACAGAAGCTTTAGCCGAAACATTATTAGATTTAGAGGCAGGCAACCCGTTTTACAAGTGGCCTGAGTATTTTGAATCTGCTAAAAAGAACTTAAAAGATTTGTACGACACACTAGCCAAGCAACAGTTAGCTTTAAATGAATTAATGTCAAGTATTGTCATTAGTCGCGCTAATGCTAATGCAAATGTTTTAACTGCTAAGATTGATAAATCTACGGCTTTTAGTGAGGCCGCTAGTGCTTCACGTGCATTTGCTGAAATATCATCTGAGGATGCAGCAGCGGCGGCAGCTCAGGCAGCAGCAGCAGTTGCAGCAGCAACAACAACTGAAGAAAAGGCGGCAGCTCAAGCAGCGGTAGATGCCGCCAATGCTTACGTAGATGCAACAACCTTACTTACAGAAAGCCTTGCAGCAGCAGATTTAGCAGCAGCATTAGCCGGACTAGAACTTGCTAATGAATACTTAAATCAATCTATTGAAGCTGCAACAAGCCAAGGCATAATTCCTGAAACAACCATCAACGTAACTGTTGAAGGCAACGTAACATCTGCTGAGGATTTGGCTGAGGTCATCACAGATATTCAATACAACTATCAAAAAACAGGCAAGGGCTTACTGCTAAGCAGTAGAGCGATTTAATGCCAGCACCAACGTTGCGTGTCTTTGTTGACTTTGATAGCGATACCGCTTTTGAGATTAACCCCTTAATTTTAGGTAGCGCAACTGAAGGCATACTAGATACCAATACGCTCGGTTCAGGCACGTTGCCTGTTGAGATAACAGACCTAGTTACTAGAGTTGCTATACGCCGTGGGCGCAATCGTTTGACATCTCAGTTTGAGGCTGGCACAGCTAATGTGACTTTATACGATCAAACAGGTGATTGGAATCCGACTAACCCGGCCAGTATCTACTATCCAAACCTTGTTCCGCTTAGGCAGATAATTATCTACGCTACTTATGCCAGCCAAGATTACTTTCTATTTTCAGGCTTTATTAACACATACGACACAGGATTTAGACAAGGCAACGATGAGCTAAGCACAGTAACCCTTAAGTGCGTAGATGGCTTTAAACTGCTGGCAGGCTCAGGCATAGCAACTGTTACAGGCTCAGGGGTACAAACTTCAGGGGCTAGAGTAAATGCCATCTTGGATGAAATTGAATGGCCTTTAAGCTTGCGTAACGTAGACACAGGCGATTCAACCCTTCAGGCAGACCCAGGCACAGACAGGGATGCCCTTCAGGCGCTCTTTAACGTGGAACAGAGCGAGTTTGGCGGCATCTTCCTAGATGCCAATGGCAAGGTTGATTTTGTAAGCCGTAATGCCCTTATAGCCACGCCAGCGTTCCCGGTCTATGAGTTTAGCGATCAAGGCACAGACATCTCATACACCAATGCAGTAGTAGCGTTTGACGATACTAATCTGGTGAATGATGTAACTATTACACGCCTAGGCGGTACTCCTCAGAATGTATTTGACCAGCCTTCGATTGATAAGTTTTTCCTACATTCAGGCCAGCGTTCAGACATCTTGGTACAGACCAATGCTGAGGCTTTAAACCAAGCGCAAGGCATCCTAGCCACACGCAAAGACCCTGAGATACGCATAGATAGCATTCAGCTGAATCTCTATGATGATACAAACCCTAATAAGCCATTGGCAGGGGTAGACATAGAATTGCTTGATGGAGTAACAGTTACCAAGACCACCCCAGGCTCTACCAGCGTTGTTCAATCAAGCCTGGTAAATGCTATCCATCACGACATTACCAAGTCATCCTGGATGACTACTATATACACCACCGAACAACTATTGGCAGGTTTTGTCTTAAATTCCGATATATCGGGTATACTAGACACAGACGTGCTGAGCTACTAAGGAGAACAAATGGCAGGCGCAGGATATAAGTTATTCGCCACGGGCGATGTGCTAACAGCAGCCCAGGTTAATACGTATTTAAATGAGCAAACAGTTATGGTGTTTGCAAGCTCAGCAGCTCGCACCAGCGCGCTAAGCGGTGTATTGGCTGAAGGTATGGTGTCTTATTTACAGGATACTAATGCAGTTGAAGTTTACAATGGAACAGCATGGGTAGGCGTTAGCGGTGCTGGAGATGTAACTGAAGTGCAAGCTGGTACAGGTATATCAGTTGCTAGTGGTACTGGCCCGGTACCAGTTGTTACAAATACTATGGCAACTGCAATTGATGCCAAAGGTGATTTAGTAGTTGGAACTGGTGCAGATACTTTTAGTCGGCTTGCAGTTGGCGGCACAAATGGACACACATTGCAGGTTGATAGCTCTACAGCGACAGGATTGAAGTGGGCTGCTGCTGCTGGTGGTGGCAAGGTGTTGCAGGTTATAAATGCCACACATTCAACAGCAGTCGCTAACTCAACAAACACTTATGCAGACACAGGTTTAACGGCAACTATTACGCCTTCGGCAGCAACAAGCAAAATACTAGTGTTTGCAAATCAAGCAGGAATGCGAAAAAGTAATGGAAACTCAGAAAACGCAGTTCAAGTAAAATTATTTAGAGGGGCAACTGAAATAGTAGGAGATTTTGCTGGCTTGGCAGGTTATGAAAGTAACACCGCTTTGCTCTACATTGGCAATGCAGCAAATGTTACATATTTAGATTCACCAAACACAACTTCGGCCACAACCTATAAAACACAATTTAGGAATTCTTCTAACACCGCAGAAGTTTCAGTTCAACAAAACAGCGCAGTTAGTTCAATTACATTGATAGAAATAGGAGCATAAATGGCAAGCGGTGGAGATGTTTTAGGAATGTTATTACCGCAAGGCGGTTGGATTATTTATGGCGATGATTTTGATACCATAGTTTGGGTTGATGAAAGACCGCGTTGCACTAAGGGAGAGTTTGAAGCAGGCTTTGCTAAGTATGATGCTTGGAAGGTTGAGCAAGATGCAATTAAAGCCCAATCCAAAGCCTCAGCCGAAGCCAAGTTGGAAGCTCTAGGTTTAACCTCCGATGATCTGAAAGCCTTGGGCCTCTAGAACAATCCCTCAAGATTCTGTAATTTAAATGCTATAATAAATAGATATGGCAAAGCTATGCAAGGCAGGGATACAACTACGCGAGCAGGTAGATGATGCGTTCCCCGATAGAGATAGAACTTCAGATGGCTGGATCGGTGATAAACGTCATTCAGCGCGTAAGTCCGATCACAATCCTACTGCTGAAGGCATTGTACGTGCCATTGACATTGACGCTGATTTCAGGTCGCACAAAGCGGAGCCCTATGACTTTGCGGATCAGCTACGATTACTTGCCAGACTTGATAAAAGAATCTCTTATATCATCTTTAACGGCAAAATTGCCAGCTACAAACGCAATTACAAATGGAGAAAGTACACCGGGATAAACCCACATAAGACACATATTCACATTAGCTTTACTGCTAAGGGCGATTCAGATGGCAGTATGTTTGAAATACCGATACTAACAGGAGAGCCCCTACATGGAACAACTAAAGCAAGTAAGCGCAAGTTGGGCAAGAAGCTTCTTAGCAGCTGGAATAGCAACCTATCTAGCGGTGGGCTGGGATCTAACACATATTGCAAATGCTGCACTTGCGGCAAGCCTTCCAGTAATCCTTCGTTGGTTAAATCCTAACGACACGGCATTTGGTCGGCGTTGAGCCCGGCAGAATGGGCAGGCTTTGTAGCTGCCACACTA